AGTTCCATCGAATGTCCAAATAGGATCATCGGTTGCCGAGGGCTGTGCTCCTCCCAAAGTGAAATTGAAATTGGTAACCCATAGAATGGGCTGAGATGATGCCGTTGATGCAGTTCCTTGCCAGTTTGTAGCCCAGAAATAATTGAGATTAGTACCGTGCCAAACAGCAGTACCTGATCTACTCCAAGAACCGCCATTAAAGACATAAGCAAATTGAGTATCAAAAGCATAGCTAGGATGATTATTAATACTGCCGGCCTCATATTGAGTTAACCCCATTACCGGATTAGCGGGGAAATAATAAACGGTAGAGCCAGCAGGTTCGCCAGTAAATACAATGGTATTGGGATTAGTGGTGCTATCAATGGTGGCCGTTGCCCCGGCATTAGTGCTTAACGTAAGAACGCCTGCACCTAATTGATACACGGTGAATACATCGGAGCCCACTAAAAACATTTGGCCGATTTTTAACTGAGTAGCTATACCAGGTATGGTATTGGAAGCAACAGTGCCAATTGATATGGCTAGTCGGGTAGTGAATTGATTGATCCCCATAAACAATGACCCGAACCGTTTTCTAACTCTTCCCCTAAAGACATAAGCGTTCTGGAGGTATTGGAACGCGTCATCCATTATTAAGAACGGCTTTAAATCCGATTGCATACCTGTCTTGAAAGGAGCAATTAAAAAACGATCAAATGCCATGTTAATATCCTATCGCCCACCAAAGGACATAACATTGACCAGCACTATTACCACCTTTGCCCACCAATATAAAATTACTGGTAGTTATGAAGCCATCACGTACCCAAATAGAGGGCACCGTGGTTATACCTCCCGTAGCAGCACTTGATAATATTGAAACATTGATCTCTAGGCACTGATTAGGAAAAGTAAGTTTAAAGGGTACCGTGATTTGACCATTATCAGGAATAGCTTGAGCTGCACCATCATATTTAGTATTGCCCCATTGAACAATGAATCCAGAAGGTAGATATGACCATCCTTGAGTTAATAATCCTGGTGATGCCACGGTAGCAAAGATTGAAGCGGTCATCGGCACTTGTTGTGGCAATGGCCCCGCTTTTTGCTTATTAAGATAGATCTCATTAAGACCCCCCAATCCAGCGGGCGCTGTAGCTGAGTAAATAGCATCATTAGCTGCCGGAAAGGTAATAGGTGGTGCTCCGGCAAGCGCACCATTAGTGGGAAGGTAAACATAGTTAAATCCTGCCCCAGGAACAACGTTTAATCCGTCGCTACCAACTACGCCAGGTGTTCCTCCGATAGCGCCTAGTGCAGTGAAATTAGCCAGTATCTGAGTCTGTGAGACTGATATCTGATCGGTTGCCTGTGGAATGTTATACGTATATGCCATTAAAATCTCCTTATTTGAACCGTCGCCAAGTTGTCGACAGTTTGTCTACAACTGACTAAAAATTACCACCAGGCCAACCCCATCCTGAAGAACCAACACCACTCACCTGTTCGGTATAAATAGTAGCCGTACGTTCATTGGAAATCTGTACGAGTGTTCTGCGTAAGCATAATGCTTCTTGTTTCTTGAACTCTGGCATAATCAATTGCACGCTATCCATATCTAATCGATCTTCAAATATCTTTTTAGCAGCACCATAAGCGATATATTGCCAGTATTCTTCCAATTCGGGACTTTGGCCTGAAGCAAGAAGCGCAACAGGTCTCTGGAATACTTCAAAATTGACCGTATAGGTCTGATCGGGTACTGGCCTTACCGTAAAGGTGTTGCCGTAATATAAAATCGCTTGTGGTAGCGATAAAGCTTGAGGAACAGTCTGACTATTTATGGGAGTTCCTACAATCGTATTAAGAGGGAAATTGATCGTAAATGCACCGGTGAGATAGTTAATATTGTTATTAGGATCAAGGGCGATTGGTGGGGTTGCTAAAGCTGTTTGATAGGCTGCCGAATTAACATTATAAAGATTGCCAAGATTAAGTTTTGATCCGGTTGTTTGGTCTACTAAGGGAACATCGGCTAATCCCATACCAATTTGTTCACTGGTACCTGGAGTACCAATAGCGCTAAATAATACTTTGTATTGCACCAATCCTATCCGTTGGACTATGCCAGGCGGAAGGATTGATTGCTGTGAATTAATAATGCCGGTAAATGGCCCTGAGGTGCCATTACCATAAAAACCAATAGAACTGATGCTATTCACTTTAGGATAGATAGCATAAAACTGGCTTGGCGATTGAGTAAAGAAAGCGGGAAAACCCGCAACATAAAAGGGAGGATGTACGGTTAAATAAAGATTTTGGAAGTTATAGAGAAGGTTACTCGTAGCACCAGAGAAAGAAGCCTGATCAGTATTGTAGATATCTTGGCCAGGATTGGTGAAAAAATTGAATTGCGTTCTTAAATTGAACGTTCTCAATTGTTCGGGAAAATCGTAGACAACAAACGTATTAATATAATTATCTAAATCTGCTTGAGATAGTTGTTGCAGAGAAGGTGATCGTGTTAATCTTCGTACTTTTGTTTCAATAGCTTGTAGTGTGCTTGTTGGTGCTCCGATAGTCGCTGTCGGGGTAGGTGGTGTTGGATTCATATCTTTCCTAATGCGGAAGCGTATTCTGGACTGCCGCTGTTAATTGCCCTGACAATTCTCCTATAGGCACACACTGGGCTTGCTGTAACGATACTACAATACCACTAGGCAATAACGCATAGGAAGGAATTTGAAAAACATCGTAGTTAGTCGTATCTATAGGCATTATAAAGGTAGTAGAGCCTGTCACGGTTATAGGGCCAAACTGCTGATTTATTTGTTCCATACCAAAGCCAACCGGAATATCTAACCGCACTATAGTGCCACTCACATATAAGTGAGCAAACGATGTTGTCACCGTTACTACGGGAGCATTGGTAATGGCTGAGATGATACGCATGGCTGGTTGGTAAATGGGGTTTATAAAAGCCGAATAGGCCATAACAGGCTCCTTTTTATTTAGCCGAGACCACTCATCTCTACAGTCACTAAATCTGAGCCTGATGGACTCAAATCTTCAATGTCTACAAACTCAAGTGATTGGAAACTAGCGCGTCTAACCCATGATCCTATCTTCATAGATGGCATACCGTTTTCTTCGGTTGTATGGGCATGTACTGGGTAGCGTAGATTCTTATTAAGATGACGAGCAACACCAAGAGGCACCGTATAAATATGACCATCGATCATAGTATAGGTCTCTGGTTGATCTTCTTTATAGAATCGTACGGTGAAGCTCATTAATCCACCTGGTACTTCATGAAATCGGAAGATGCCTTTGACCATCTCACGATCTTTATCACGCATATACTTCAGGTTTGGTTTTACTTTTGGTGCTTGAGGTGCTTGGGGAGTTATATTTTTAGCTAATGGTGCTTGTGCCATAGAAATCCTTTTCTCGTTAAAATTGGCACGGCTGTGCCATAAAGAGAGAGAAGGCGTCCCCTCTCTCTCTTATTATTCGGTTATAGTCCGCCGTAGGTAGATTTACCTGCGACCCAATACAAGACATCGCCTGTTGCAACGTTACCTGCACTCCATGCCACAGAACCGGATGGCCCCAGGATTGGCGTAGTGAGTTCAAGTCCGTTACCACCAGAGCCCAGTATCATGCCCAGGAATCCTGTATTGACGGTTGCATCAGCTAAAAGACCCGTTTGGGTATTAAAGATTTGCAAACCAGCAATAGTAGGAATTTGAGCACCAAGTGCTACCAATGAAGTAGCAGTGTCTTCACCAATTGGTGTAACTTCGGGGAAGTTACTTGGTTGCTGAGCGATAGTTGGGTAAGTAAATGCGGTGTAGGCAGAAGTATCAATATTGATGGTGAAATTGTAATCATCAACAACACTGAGAACGATTGCTGCAGCTGAAGCACCTACCGGGAAGTAGTTGTTATTCAACTGAGGATTCAATTGGATCATGCCAGAAACAGCAGGAATATTGAACCGTACTTCTTGCCCTGGTGTTAACCCATGAGCGCGTCCAACACTTACCTGAGCATTAACTGCTTGAGTAATGTTCGTAACAACTCTGTTTCTTGGATAGAACAACTGACTGTTACCATTATAAACAATGCGGTAGAATCCAGCACCACCAATAGCGCCAGGAGCATTTGCTAATGCATTGCTTGCCGCTAATAAGGTAATACTTGTATTAACCACAACAGCACCAACAACAAAGTCTTGGCCGTTAACATCAGATTGCGCAGTATTGCTTAAGCGTACCACTGAACCAACTGATACTCCTGCTGTACTAGCAGTGCTTAAGACTGGTCGTGTTGCATTAGTAACAGCAGTTACGGCAACCGTAGGCCCGAGAAGAGGCTGAGCTCCCGTGCTTTGGCCAGATGGATCATACAGAGTAAAGCCGCCTGAAACTAATGTATCGCCAGAAAGAGCTGCTGTTGCGGCTGCTTTATAAGCTTCAACAATACCGGTGCCAGGAGCCATACCACGTTGCCAATAGAATTCGGCACCCGGTGTAGCGTTGGCAGTACCATTAAAGTATGCGCCCGCTGCTGAACCAACAGTTCCAAATTGAGTGTAGTTTCTTACACTAACCCAATCTGCTCCTGATGGAATTGCTATAATAACGGGATTTGATTGCCCGATACTAGCAACACCAGGATTAGGATTAGCGAGTCCTACAAAGTTTGCGACAAATGAACCTTGTCCAATTATAGTTCCGTCCATGATTATCTCCTTTTACGCTAATGTGGCGCGTAAGTTAAGTACCCAGAGATCGTTAGTAATACGAGGTACTTCTGCGAATTTGTAACCCACAGAAACGTTGAGAGCCAATGGACCATCATAAATTGGTGGACGATAGATAAAGCTTGCGCTGTAACCATCTTGTTCGATGCAGGCATAAGCTTCCATACCAACACAGAAAATATTGTAGACGTCCGCGCCAAGTGCCGAAGCATTTGGAGAGACTGATCCAATACTAGAAATCAGGAAACGAAGATTACCGATCGCACCCCATTCTGAGCGCAATGCATTCATTGGCGCAGGATATTGTGACTGATTAATAAATCCGGCAACGTTATCAAGATTTCCGGTCAATTGTGTTGAGCATAATGCAAAGTAAGCATTACGAACGGGAGCCGTACCGAACTTATCTTCACCTTCGATGTTATCCATGATTGTGTAAGCATTGTTATTCAACAATGTACGAACAACCACATCAACGTCTGAGCGTGTAATTTCAGTAGGGTTATCGCCGTCAACACCACCAACGCAGTTAATGAAGGAAGCAGTAGATGCAAGCATGTCACGGGTAAGTTGATCTTCGGTTTGACGAAGAGAAACACCGAGACGAGCCGCGCATTCATTTAATCAGTTCTGTTACTTTTGTGACCTATTTCTAGGCGGGGAAACTTCTTCGAATCTCCCTCTCTATGTCTCCATAGAGTTCAGACTATCGCATCGCCTTACGGCGCCCTTGGATTTAGTCGTTCAGGCTGAATAGAGATAGATAGAACGATATGAAGTCGACCGCCTGAACAGGTAAGTAAACATTTATCAACTTTCGTTGAATTGCGCCTGCACGCTGTCCGTGGGGACACGGCTCCAACATCGATCTTCATATCGTTCTTATACACTATTATCATTCTTGCCCCTTGTCACGCTCGGCTTTACGTTAGCGCTTCCAAGTCAATTACCATGGGTTTTAATCCCGCATTAAACTTTACGGGATCCTGGTTTTGTAACGTCACTTGTTCGTTAATTTGGACGTAGGTCATTTTTACAAAACCAGTCATACGGCACCCTAATTTATACCGTAAAAACTGATCTTTGCATCAATATCGACCGCTGTCAGATTTTGAGGCGGAGGCGTTACGCCACTATTACCCAGTGGTACCATTGCGGTATTCAAAGGATTATAGCGTCGCATACGAAGAGTATTACCACCGTTACGGGGCATATTCTTCTTCATAGCAGGGATCTTGTGAATCATGTTGGGAACCGGTACTGAAAGGAGCTTATAACTAAAGCTTTGCTGTACCGGAGAAGGTAAGGACGATGTAGTGGTTATTGCCATCGAATTCTCCTTAAAGCTGTTATGAATATAACTAACCTTAAGCTGGACGAGGTCTTAACAGGATTTTGAGACGTCCGATTTGCAAGGTGGACGAATTCTTGACCTGTTTTAAGACGTCCGTTGAGATGAGCGACTTCTCATTACACTCATGCGTACTATACTGTAAAGTGATAACGGAAATCAATTGAGGATGATGAATGAATAATAAAGAAGAAAAATCCATCAATGAATTCAAGATCGAAGGTGGATGTGGTGGTGGTAAGATAAAATGGATCTATAAACCAAATAAACTTCCTGAAATAGGTCAAAAAGTATTAATTTATGAAGACCTCGATTGGCAACTTTTAGAATATAGAGGAAATGGATCATGGTATTGGTTCTCTACCGAAGAAATTCCTAAATACTATGAAAGACCAATAACCCATTGGTTACCATTGCCTTCTCCTTATAAAGATGAACATGAATGTTGTAACTATAAATGGCATTGTTATCATTTAATAACTGAAGCAGTGAGATGGAATAAATGAACAAAGTTGAGGATGATATATGGATTGGATTTCATTTAAAGATAAATGGCCAGAAGATGGTGAAGCCGTAATATATAAACGGAATTATATTGATTTACCTTTAACGGGAATATTTAGACCCAATAAGGAAAAAACTGATGCTGAAGTAAAAGGTAAAGAATATTGTGGCACAACTCCTAGTTATCCACTCAAACTTCTTTCTAAATGGAAATCATTAACAAAATGAATAAATATGCCTTTCTCTTTATAACGTCTATGGCCTTAGCGACTCCTTCAAATTTCTTACAACATCCCAAAGTATTTTCTTTACACCAGAACCAGGCAAAATTCGCTCATGATATTGGAAATCTCTTACTCTATATCTATGGGCAAGGATATAGTTGTTCATTAGGGGAAGGTTATCGCACCGAGGAACAAGCAATCCTCTATGCCAAAGAAGGCAAAGGAATCCGCCACTCTCAGCATTGTATTAGATTAGCTCTCGATATCGATCTCTTCAGTCCATCAGGAGAATATCTAACTCATTCCAAAGATTACGAGATATTTGGCAAGTACTGGGTATCCTTAGATCCCCACCATAATCGTTGGGGTGGTGATTTTCATAGTGGAGCTATTGGCGACGGCAATCATTTTGAACGGCAAGAGCGCGATTTGTTATAAATAAGTTGAATATTTTTATGAAGTCTTAGCAGGAATAGCTGCGGTAAACGCACCCATATCACTTTCAAGAAGGCTCAGCTTATCTAAGATCAGAAATAATGGAATCAGTTCAGGAAACAGTGATTCTGCTATTGCTTTAGCGGGAGCCAATTCTTTATAAATAGTATTCATTTCATCGAATACACTTTTGATAGCCGCAAGATCAGAGGGTACATTCTCTAATTGTGCTAAGGTAGCCTGCAAAGCCTTTAAAGCAGCGACTCGTGCCGATACTAGATTTTCAGCAATATTTTGAAGTTCTTGAAGATTAAATACTGACATATATTTCTCCTATGATTTATTACAATGACTCACATAGAGCGTGAGAGCCGATAAAGCTGCTGAAAGCACTGCGGTGCCAATATGAGCCCATGCAGTTCTTCTCGTCTTTACCTTCTCTTGATCACGTTCTGCTTTTGTCTGGTGTACTTCTCGAGTTTTATGACGTAACGAATCTTTGAGAGATTCTACAACCATCATCTGTACCGAGGCTGGTAATGGTTTTGATGCTGGGGTATTAAGAACCTTCATGGTCTGAAGTACCTGTAACGCGTGTTGGTCTTCTAATTTCTTTGATTGCATGAAATCGTGCATTTTTGGCTGCAAATGAGGAATAACTTCATCTTCAACATCATAAAAATAGCCCCCAAAGTACCGAGATAGCGCTAGTATCGATAAGATACGTTCTTCTGCATCTGATGATGGTGCGCTTTGATAGGAAAGATCCTGTTCAGTTTGATTAAGAGCGGCATATTGTTCTGCCGCAGAACAATTCAGCGTTAATAACAATAAGAGTATAAACATAGGACTCCTTAACATGTTTTCTGGGATTGGGTTCCAAAAGCTACTGCAGCAGTTATCCCTGATGATATAACTGCTATCAGAGAAGCGATTAAAGCGAGTTTGACCTTTTCAGAGCAGCAACATCCTTGAGGCTCAGCGGGTTCCTTCGCATCGGGGTTGGAGAAGGTAATATTAGGGTATGATTCGTGTTCCCTATTGCCCCGTGATTCAATATCAATATGCATATGTTCGCTGCTGTGTACAGGAATTTTTACGGGCATTTCTTTATGGGGAGTATCCATTCCAAGACAAGGAATAACTATAAATAATAACAATGGTTTCATGTGGCCTCACGATACTTTAAAGAACTTCGTATATGAAGTCTACATCAGATCAATAACGAGAAGATAGCAAAACCCCTGTCGTCAGATTTTTTGATGGAAAATGGTTATAAATTATTAACTAACGACAGGGATTAAAATAGAGAGTAATGAAGCAGGAACAGTCTATCTATTTTTTCGAGCTTCTTCCATCTCTTTTCTTAATTGAGCTTGGAGGGTTGGAGTTAAGCCGTTTGCAAAAGCATTTGCTCGCGATAAGGGACTTTCACCTTGCTGTGGCGATACCGATACTAATGGTCTCGGCTTGACTGAATTCTTTTGGATACGCATCTTATCCTCTTCGTTTGCTTCTTGGGGTACTATACCGTTATTCTTCAAAGTCTTATAAGCAAGAATAGCTTTACTGTAAAGATCAGTGGTTGCATCAAGAGCATAAGCCGCATCGGGATCTATGGTCTTGAGAGCAGAGATTGCCTCAGGAGTTACCACTTGATCGAAGTCTGGATATTTAGACTTAAGACGTGCTTCAGCGAGAGCTGATGCTGATTGCTGCTGAAATTGCTTAAGTTGAGATTTAACTGCTCTTAACTCTTTCTGTACGGAGGTAAGATGTTTGCCCTCAACAATATCGTTATCGCCAGGCAAGACATATTCGGCATCTTCTTTAGGGGCAGCTTGTTGTTGCTGGGGTTGTTGTTGCCATTGCTGTTGCTTTAAGAGGACAAGCAATTCATCTCGTTCACGTTCTGCTTTGGTCTTAGCGTTCTCTAGTTCACGCCAGTTAGTTTTAACGCGGTTATCTTTAACGGGTGCAACTTCGACTGTCGCTGGTTGAATTTCAGGGGACTTTTCATCCCGTGATGGTTGTTCTTCAGAGGTTAGTTCTTCAGGTTCAGCATGGGGTTGTAATTGTTGCGCAAGAACTGGTGGTTGGGCTGGTTGTTCATCAGGTAATGGTGGCATGGCAATTTCTACTGGTTTGCCCTTTTCCTGGCTCAAGTGATAATCTGACATAGGCATCCTTTTCTCAAGTGATTAATAAACTACTATCGTCCTGTTCATTGTTAAATTTCTTTGCGCGCTTTAATAAGGTTCCATCATGGAATTGCATTACAAATTCAAGAAGCTGCCTCTCTTCTGGGGGCAATGTGAGTGCGTTCATAACTATATGTTGGCATACATCCTTGGCAGGAATTACCCATAAAAAGAATACATCGCCTGATTGATGATCATAACGATAAACAGTCTGATCCCATTCCGGTGTAGGGCATGTGTTACGGGCAAAGAAGTAATTACGAATAACGTTTTGCATTAATCGTTCTTTTTTAGTGGTAACGACTACAAAGAAATCTCCATAAAAGTGCTTCTTAGCTTCTTTAAGGCAGATAAAGAGATTGTAATCATATTCTGAGAGCTGCTCTTTCATTTGCTCATGAGCAGAATGGGTATTATCTACTGCATTCTTATTGAGATCAGCCGATAGTTTTCCTACTGTATCTCGCGTCATTCAGTTCCTTTTCTTTAAAGGGAAAGGCCACCGGTAGTTTTGGCAGTAGCAGAACGGTGGCCCGGGAAGAAGGGGGAGTTGGTTACTTTTTCTTTTTCTTAGATTTCTTCTTTGATAATCCAGCTTCAGAAAGAGAAATAGCAATAGCCTGTTTAGGATTTGATACTAAAGGCCCTTTCTTAGACCCAGAATGTAACTTCCCTGCTTTAAACTTATGCATCTCGGACTTAACACGATCTTTCTTTGCCTTTTTAGGGGCTGATTTCTTTAATTTAGGCATTATTTCTTTCCTTTAGATTTTTTACCTGCTTTCTGTGCTTTGTTTTTCTTACTCGCAAGCCCCGGGATGGCTATGTTAACTTTAGTAGCTCCGTTGCCAGCACCACCGGTTACTGTGATATTTCCTTGAGTATAAGCATCGGTAGAAGTTTTAGTCGCAGTAGCCGTTTTAGTAGCAGTAGAAGTTTTAGAGGATGATTTTTTCGAATCAGCTCCCTTCTTACTGACTTCTTTCTGTGCCTTTTTAGGCACAGATTTCTTCAACTTAGGCATTTTTTACTACCTTCTTACATTTACCATCGTGCTTTTTACCGCATTTTTTACAGGACACCATAGTATTCCTTTAACGATCGTAAGGGTTTCTAACATTTCTAAAACGAGTCATAGGCATTCCATCATCATCACGTCTCTTGTCTGCACCGCGAACGGTGTCATCAAGATAGGGTGTCGAATAGAATGGTGCTTGCGGATACTCGCAATGAATAGCTTGCCGTGGCAAATTAGCCATTGCTTGCTGGTCTTCACGAATCATGCCGCCTTCAGCTATTTCTATCTTTCTGCGCGGATCTAACCCTCTGAAGAATTCATTAGGCTTCTCTTGGGTGCGCTCAAAGGTTCGCTGATCACGTTCTTGTTCAAGATCGTACACATCGGCATAGCCCTGACGAACTTCATGCCGACGAATAGCTCGTTCTTGAGAACGATCGGTATATTGGTTCTCGGGTCTGTAATCATAGCCTTGACGTGATTGGGCCGTGCCTATATCTTCACCGCGATTGCGGATCGACTTGGCATAACCCTCAAGGTGATTAGCTTTTTTTTCTTTAGCCATTATTTTTCCTTAAAAGAGGGGAAATTACTCCCCTCTCATTTATTCTAACGTACCCGCATCGTTTCTTCCCACGTTAGTCGGCGCTCAATAGCTGCCTTTTCACGTGAAATTTTCTCTTGCAGGTTAGCCGGCTTACCCAAGATCTTATAAGCAATCTTAGTAGCTTTGCTTCGTGTTCGTGGTGCTGCTGGCATAATTATTCCTTAGAACTTGTGGGGATAGAAATGTTCTGCGCGTTTCTTATCGTCATAGTCCATCTGTTCATTAACACCACGTTGTGTGTCATCAAGATCTTCAGGCATGTATGGGCCGACTTTTGGATAAGGCTTCATCATTACTTCTTGAGGAAGATTAGCGATAGCGCGGTGATCTTCATAGATCATGCCTGGCTTTTCTAATGATCCGCGACCTTCACCACTCATAGTAGGAAAGTAGTTAGCGCCACGACCATATTCTGGAGCCATCCCGTACGCTTCTTTATCGCCACGTACTTCGTCATTGAATTTGTCTCGAGCTTTATTGACAGATGATCCGCCTTTGCTTGAGCCTTTGGCTGAGTCATAATATCTCTTTGCCATGATTGGTCCTTTGAGTTACTGCGAACTTCGAACCCGTGACGTTTTGGTACGACTTCGAGGTCGTGAATTTTTGTCACGGACTGAATCGCAAGGTTCTCCCTCTAACTAGCTGGTGCAGAAACACTCTGTCCCGCTGAGGAATTAGATTCTTTATTACCAGGAACTTGAGCACGTTCAGCCAACTTCAACTCATTAGCCATTGCCAATAATTGCTGAATATGACCGATGTCCATGGTTTCAAGTTCTTTCAATACTTTTACTTTATTAAGCAACGCCAGCTCATCTTGCTGATTTGCTTCGTGTATCTTCTCAATAGCCAACGCTTTATCAGATTCAACACGGGCATCACGCTCATGACGTAATCCAATATCAGCAGCCGCTCGTGCATGAGCCAACTGGGTTCTGGCTTGCATTTCTTCCATTTGAATCTGTGCTTGTTGTTGCTGCATTTGTTGCGCTTGTTGCTGCTCTTTCTGCATGTTCTCAATAAGTTCTTTCTTGCCTTGAATAGTGGCCTTATCAATGAGATCGGCATTCGTCACTGGCACACCAAGCTCACGCAACTGCAAGAGTTGAGCAAACTCCATCTGCTTTTGGGTGGTGGTGTTCATGCCTTCTTCAATAACGGCATCATACTTCCCAAAGGCTTTATTATAGAACTGGTTGGTTGGTTCTTGGGTTTCAAGAATCTTCTTAACCTTACCAGGAGTGTAATTGGTCTGTATAAGATCAATCATTAACGACCCCAATAGCTTCTGGGATCGATCCAGTTGATCGAAAAGTGTTTGCAGAGTAGTAAGGCCTGCCCCTTGTCTAAGCATTGATAATACGCCGGCAACGTCGTCAGAAGCACTACCGAGTAGTTCTTCTGAGACCCCCGAAATTTGTTGAATTTCTTCAGCAAGGATCTTAGAGAGCTCGATCATGGATGGTGGAATCTGAGGCGCTTGGATCTGGGTGACATCGGTCATCATAGCTTCATCTTTCAGAGCGATGCCTTTGCCTTGTCCAGCCATGAAGATGTCTTTTGGATTAACGAGGGAGTTTTCTTTATAGATGAATCCTGAAGTGACCTGAGACTCTAAGATATCTAGTTCAATAATCTTTCTGCGATTGTAGAGGTATTGTGCATCACGCAAACCTCTAACAACGCCCTGGATTCTGTAATCAAAGTATGGCATTTGAGGGGTGTAATACCCTAAGACCGGAACAAAAGGATAACGATCTAATCCATTACTTTGAGGCCCATCATAAAATACTTTACCCTGCACCACTATTGCCATTCTTACCGTTGGTATTTCTTGATCCACCACCATAATACTTGGTTCTGATTTCAAGAATGCTCGTAATTGTTCTTCATCGGATGATCGCCATTCAGTAGATTCGCCGGTATTAGTATCAACTAACATCTTTTGAGTGCGATAGTCACGATAATAAAATTCATCATAGGTTAATAAATTTTTGTAGGAGTAGCCGTATGATTCAGGCATGAACTGGAACTTGCCGTCTCTACCAGTACCCGTGTCGTTACCCCATAATCCTAGAACTTCCTTAGTGAAATCAGGCAATAAAGATATCACTTCACGCTTGGTTAAAAACGAACGCTTCCATACTGAATTGCAGTCCGATAGATCTGACTTACGGAAATAGGGATCAATAAGAAAGGCATTGTATGAGCAGTTATCTACTCTAATAGTTCCTGAAATTGGGTCAGATCTATAGTCTACCCAGACCTGTAAGAGATTCATTCCAGTAACTAAGGCGCCTTCAAACGATTCTGAAATAGTTTCAAGGACGCCCTCTTGCTGATTGATATGCATGAGTACTTTGGTGAATTGATCACTGGTCTCTGAGTCACCGTTCTCAATAGCAGTAGCAATCGTTGATTTTCTATTGCGACGTTGATGGCCGCTTATCATGTTAACAACGCGTCTGATCCGATTAAAACTAAACTGACGACGACGATTAGCAGGAAGATTGCCATAAAGATCTGAAAAGACTGTCTGATCACCCGAAAAGAATCTCGTGTCGATGTCGGCTTCTTGCCAGAATGATTGGTTTATCGTGATTGATTCGGCATAGAACGCTTCCATCCTTGCCAAAAGAGGACGATCAGTTTCTGAAAGGTATTGAGGACCAAGTTCAGGAAATAGCATGTTTTCCTCTACCTTTATTAAGCAAATATTTATTTACATGACATTCTTTACAGCGCATAGGTAAATTAGTGAGTCTATTTATTTTCTCGGTTCCACATTCACAACGACAGAGATAGATGCGTTCTCCATGAATGCTTCTTCCTTTATCTTCTACAATTGTCCATTTGTTATGGGTAGACCCAATCATTAGATTCCTTGATTTTATGCAGATGCGCTTGGGTCAAGCATAAAATAGAGAGATAACGGATATCAAGTAATCGTTAATTTTTATATATTAATAAATGGGATGCTTTCAAAAAGTGATATTCGTACCGTAGGCCACAGAGGGTAAAGGTGACGAGTTGAGCGTGATGTATGCGTACTCGCTTAGCCACGAGTAACAGTGGATAGCGCATATCAGTATTGGTTCGATTCCAATCGGGAAAGATATAGTCGGCATCCCTTATTTAATCTTATGACGGATTGCAACAAAGATTAGTTATTAAATATCATCGCTAGTATAAAGATGTCCTTCTTGTACCGCGGAAGATGCTTTATATTTGTAACCACAATTAGGACAGAAATTGACTTCAAGCTGTAAGGAAGCACATGAAGAGCAATCACATTCACCATTTTCTGTATTAATATCATAAAACTGACAGATTTCTAAATTAAGTTTAGAAAGTCCCTGTTGCTTGCAAATAATACCGCTTTCTAGTTTGCAGTAATGTTTCATTTGTTCCTCCTCCTGTAGAGATTCGGCAATTCTTTAGGAATCTAGAAGATAAAGAGGGATCAAGAGCGTCAACTCTTGATCCCTGAAGTTGTGAGATAGTCTCACCCAGGAAGATCTGTATTGAAGATCTGTATTAATGATATTTAACATAGTTTCCTGGCGTTTTATATTTTAACCTTTCGATATAACTTCGGCAATTCTTTAAGATATTCTCTGTCTTTTTTCTGTTGCTCCACGCAATATTCTTTCTTACAGCCGGAGCATACCTTCTTCATTTCATACGAGGTTGATACTAATTTCCCCTCAATGTATTGCTGGCGATTGCCATACTTGGGAATCAATTCTCCACGGCATTGGTCATCTATAAGCTGCCAATTATCTTCATTTTGGATACATTTATAGTGCTTTTTATGACCGGCGCAATAATCAATTAAGGATACGTTCTCTTTTTCTAAACGACATTGCGTGCATTGAGAAGTAGGAATTCTGAGTGGTTTACTCTTCATATATCTTCCCTAAAAAATCCTGATATTTTATTGGCAGTTCCATAGACTACTTCTTGATATCTCTTATCTAATTCCTCAGCTGAGTTGCCGTCTCTCGTTCTTGGTAATGATAATACCAAATAACGTAAAGCGTCGGCATAATCAGAATTGCGATCATGAAGAGGATGATCTTTGTATACTTTGCGTAACGCATCATACTCCTTACGGTAATCTCTAATAGCAGTAATCAATGGCCCGCAATGATCCTTATCAATCCATATCTTAGAGAAGGCTGAGCGTACTGCTTCAATGCCATCGATAATAGGAATGTTAGGCACTGCGCTTTTTCCGTCTCTCATTTCAAATTTGATGCCTAATTGGCGTGCTTTCTCAACGCGAGACATCCCTGTTTGTAGTTCGCGTACTGCAATATCGTGAGGGCCAAAATGTTTGCCATAGGTATAAGGCTTGGTGTTAAGGATGGATACATAATGCTCTAGGCCTAGGTCTGAATTTGCATAGCAATCTATAATTCTGACGGTCTGTCCAATAGTCTGATACCATAATATAACCATCTGATCCGCCATTCCCAGGTCCCATGCCGTGTGTACTTTGAAAGCTGCTTCCCAGGGAACATCGCCGATCCTGTCTTCAAGTTCCATCTTATTGAGATAGCGAGCATAGTATGAGCCTTGCGCACCTACTTTATAACTGCAATAGTATTCCTGCTGGATCATGTCCTCGGAGATAAGGCCTTCTTTACGCTCATTATCTATCTGTTCTGGCGTGACAATACCGGTATCATCAACCGTGAGATAGGATGTGAACCAGTCCTCTGAATTCTTAGCAACTTCATAAAGGGTATAGAAAAAATTCTCGCCAAACGGCGTGCTTATAAATATCATCCAACCGTTATTTGCAAGAACAATAGGCTTAAGGGTGGCGTATACCGATGGGTGTTGGTATGCGAATTCACTAAAAACAATACCCGAAGGGTTAGTCCCACGGAGCGAATCATAGTTTTCAGATCCAACAAAGTAGATGAGTGAAGAATTGATGAGCTTAATCTTCATTTCAGACTTATTAACACCATTAGGGGCAATAAGTTCTGGCGGTATGTAATCAAGGAACGGCTTACCCTCATTAGTCATCCCATAAAAGAGAACTAAGCGCGCTTGCTTATAGGTAGGCAGGATATAGTAATAAGTTCCAACCTTCTTGAGTGCTTGGCGGATCATAATATTGAAGGCAACAACGTCCTTACCGGCCCGTCGATGCCAGACACAGATGAGCTTCTTATAGCCCTTATTCTCTAGTGCATCAAGCATAGGCAATTGGTATGGCCGCGCTACGAACTTATTCAGCTTGATGATTGATTCAGGTTTGACGCCTTCAAGATGGTTTAGTTGCACTATTTATCCCTACACTGATAATCCAAGAGCAATTTAAGATACTGCTCTTCCGTAAGAGTGCCCGCGTCTAATTGCTTGCGTAATTGGTCGCTGAAAGCCCGAAAGAGAGCATGATCCTTTTCAAGCTCTGCCATTTCTTTTAATCGCTCTTCTTTGCTATGATTAAACAACATTTTATCAAAATATTCCCACGGCTTAAACTCATCGCGAACATGGTCGCATTCAGTAAGCCAACTGTAGTTATCCCTATACGGATTTAAATTTTTATCTTTTATCCACGTCATTATCGTTTCCTTCCTTTAAAAACTCATCAAATAGATTTTCTACTCTTTTTGTCCATATTCCAGCGCACTCATCACAAAGATCGGTGGTCTTAAACATGTTATTTGTGGGACTGTATAACTTAAAAAGATGGCGAACCTTACCACATCTCTCGCAAGGGAAATCCTTCTTTAAAAGAAAATGCTTCATTCATCCTTCCAGATATTAAGTTCAATTTCACGCAAGAGATATACAAAATACATCAAGAGAATAATGAGAATGATTACTGCTGCATCATGCATGGTTTAAGCCTTTAGCGAGAAGAACTCTGAAACGAATATCGAATTCTTCCAAAATAGACTTATCTACATCAGCCTTTTTAAAATCCATACCCGTTTTAAATCTGCTTTCAAAAGCATCTTTTATATATATTGCATACAATTTTAAATCATTATTCTGTAAAGCAAGTTCAGCATAATCGAGCCACTTACTAAGACTTTCTAAGCGAGTATTGAGCATAATTTTATAAAATAAATCGCGATCATTAAATTGCATTTTGTAGAGTGTTTCTGGCGTAAAGTCTTTCATCGTCATCATTTGCTATCCTTCGGCCGCTTAGGAATAGGTGCCCAGTATTGGATTTCGATGCGTGTGCATCCTATTACATTATCCCTTGAGAGAGCCTTTAGTCCCCACCACCGTTTACCCTGAGGCTTCGTCAGTGAAGGATCGCTCTTAAAGTGACAAGCAATATACACCGAGTCTTCCTCATCAATGACTAAGTACTCGCTTTCTTTATCGGGCAAGTACTCAGGATAGGGATACCAATGACCGTCTTTAGGATCAGCCTTTATTCTCATGTCCATACCGAATTCTTAGATACAAACAATGGGACAATACACCTACCGCAAAAGCAATCAAACATTCAACCATTATTTATCCTTATATAATGTTCCGAGATCATTAGCTTCGTACGTTTCTTTAATAGCAATCCATAACGCTTGGGGGTTAGGCTCTTCCAATTCTGCCTTTAAATATTCTTTTACCGCGCCGTAATCCTTGAGCAGCTCATGAAGATAACCTTTGAGATCAGAGCCATACTTAAGGCGCAGTAATGCATTCTTCTTTTCAGCCTTCTTATGGGCAAGATAGTTCTTAATGGTAAGATAACCCCAGTAAGCACAAAAGCCTGATTTAAACGCCAAGACATAGTAAATAATCGTCATTATCATTGGGTACATTCTTTATTTCTCCTTAGGTGGTCTTGGAATGAATGCTAAATCAATCCAATGAGTTAATCTGCTTTCAATCTGATCACGTGGTTCGGGCAGCTCTTCCAATAAGAAGTCTACTTGGCCATATTTGTTGGAACAATTTATAGCCCATACAGAATCGCCATCACTCACCAATAAGATATGGTCTCTTATCTTCGGTAAACGACCGTGCTTATCCTGGATTGGCACCCATTTGTACTTGGCATTTGACTCAAAGAGAGACTTATCGTCATTGCGGGGTTCATGGCCACCGCAGTTCTCGCATATGCAGTAATACTTATCAATATTAGTGTTTCTTTTTTTCATGCTGTTACTTCGTCCTTTCATCACATTCCTTCACTAAACAGTTATGGCACTTAGCAGGTGCATTAAAGTGCTGTCTCCCATACATTACCAGCATCTTAGGGCTATAGAATTCAACCCTATCGCCGTCTTCCCGAAGCTTCCTTATCGCAAGTCGAGCGTTCTCAACATCTTGCGCCTTGAGGCAATTCTGACATTGGCGCACTTGGCGTTCGATTTCACTTGGTTGTGGTGGTGGATGGTTCTGCAGCATTATTCAGGCCTACAAACAGGGCACTCGGCGGCAGGAGAACATGGCTCAGAAGTTTGGCAACATGCTGGCAACTCTGGTAAGGGCATCCAAAAAGTGAAGCGCTTTTCATCTTCTTGATCAGTCAGTCGCCATGACCCCGTCCTAGCTGGCCAAGAAATCATATAAAATCTGTCTTCATCTTCATCATATTCAACAAGAGCTATAGTGCCTTTATAGATAGCTAAAAAAATAGATGGCTCCGTATATTTATAGCCACCTTTTTTACGAGGCAACTCGCCCCGATCAAATACTTTTATCCAGCTCATTCTTTAATCCTTGTTTTTACGTCGGGACAATCAGGAGACTTCTCTATCACTATTACTTTAGGGCCGGCATTGGAAGCGGCTGCTTCCTCGGTAGCTAACGATGCGTGGAACTTATAGCTTTCTTTAAAGGTATCTGAGTAACTATGCAGCATAAAATGGATAGGTTTCCAATCAGCCTGTTTATAGACCGCTTGATGATACATGCGCTCACCCAATTCACGCATTACTTCGCCATGTACTTCTTTGAGATCGGGATGTCTATCTAAGAGTCGATAATACTGATGACGCTGGACGCCTTGATTCTTATAAAAGCGAGTAATGAAGATGTCTTCGGGATAGTCTTTTGGGAATGCTTCCAGTCTCTCAATCCATTTTTCTATTAAAGCCTGAGATACTGGTATAGTTTTAAAGGCATAAATGCAATCAGGATCGAGTTGTGAAAGAGTCACAGTTTTTTTCCTGCTTTTCTTTTGTGTGATAGGCTTATCCATTTGTTCTACTCTCATCCTTTTCCTTTCTTTATCTGGCTAATGGTAATTTCGGTACGCGCCTTATCTTCGTATTGTTTGTTAATAGTAGCAGAGCATACTTTGCCTACATTACCAAAGAGAACTTCATGCGCGGCCTTTTCTATGAAGATCATGAGATTACTCAGTAATGGTTGTTCGGTATGCCAGGTAGAGAAGAGTTGCTTACGGGGATAGGCGAAATAGAAATAGATATCGAGATGTAATGGTCCATCAAAGAGTGGTTGCTCATTATGCTGTTGCTCTAAGTGATTGCGATACATGGTCTTCTGTAAATGATAGCCATCAATGACTCTCGTATTAGCTTCACGATTCCTGAGGTGCCCTATCGGATCACCGGGAATAACGTATTTGCATACACGATCAAATTTCAATTCCTTTGATGGATTTCTTTCCTTCTCTGGTCTACCCATTACCAAGATCCTTTTCTTTTATCTCAGTTGAAAATTGACATAGTTTCTGGGGACTGTGGGGTTACTTCTTCCCACTCATTAGTGTCCTCAAGCGAAACAGGGGGCATTTCAACTTTTGCCGGGAATATCGTAGCAGTTTTACGGCGTTTAATATACTCCTGTAAAAGATGAAGTCCTACGGGATTGTTATCAAAGCGACTCATAAAAGTAGAATCATTAGCAACTTTCTGTGCCCAGTCTTCTAAGATATGATCGGGTACTGGTAGTAGATTGGCCATCATCTGCACCTGTTGTGGGGATTTAGGTTCCGAGAAACTTGGAATGCGAGCTTCTAACTTCTTCAGCAAGGGACTATTACCGCATTCTTGGTATTCTCTCTTTCTCAGTTCCCACAGGTCTTGCTTCTCAGTCATCGTCAGTTCTTCCCAACCAACCGTCATCAAGCGATGATGCTCATCATCATCCATCATCAGGAGCTTAGATCCCACTTTGCATTCATGTTTCTCTGGCTTGGGTTGTGGACTGGTATGCAAGGGTGGTGGTGGAGTTGCTGGATTGACTGATGGGGATGATTTCTTTTGAACGGCCTCAAAGCGATGCTTCTCACAAATGGCTTTGAAGTAATTGAAGGGGACTTTGACGTCCTTTACGGTTTTGTAACGAGTAATTGCATGCTTGATCGTATCGAGAGGATATCCTGTCACCAATTCTTCGATTTGGGTATCCTGCAATCCAAAGTGCTTCATTTGTTCTCTGCTTCTTTCCATGATTTCCTTTCTGTCAATCCGTCCGTCATCAGTTTTGTCAGTTTTTAAGGCCGCGGCTTCGCGCGTCTTAACTAACGATAACTGATTGACTAATGATGGTAGATAAACTGATGATTGATTAGATGACTTTATAATAAATAAATAACTAACCTTAAATGGTCGGTCAATTTGAAACGATCTCCTCTCTAGCAGCTTCTTTTCAGATGGTATTAATTCTTCATCATTTTGCCAGTAAACAAGAGCCTCAAAATAGGGGGCAAATACATTAATAACATGGTAGTTATAAAAGAGGGGGTGAACGTAGTAAAGGTTGCTATTCCTATGGCGATACGTCCATCTAAGCCAACCCCAATCTCTAAGTTTCCTGAGAGTTCTCTGCACTGTGCTCACAGAAATGCCACATTCTTTGGCAAGATAAGCATGGGATGGATTGATGTATTTCTGAGGGAGGCTTAGGGCAATGATCTTGTTGAAGAGTAATCGATGATGTGGACGTAGAAGTTTAGGTATTAACTGATGATTACGTAAACAATCCTCAAAGTAGAGAGGATATTGTGTATATTTGTGTTGACTTGTAATGTCTTGTGTCGTAATATTGCTACTCAAATACATAAAGCTTCCTGCTTATGTGTGTGTACATCAAGAGGACAGGATTTTAGAACGAGAATGCCCTCTTAAAAAATTAAACACTCAGGTTAGCGCCTGGGTGTTTTTTATTTATATGATTTTCAAACAAACTTGGGTAATGATAGCTTTATTTATATTTTTCGGCAATTGCTTTCTTATAAACTTCGATCTTCTCTTCTCTTGCTCTATCTAATAGATGATTCAATTCTATATTCATTAAAGGGGCGAGCTTATGAAGAAAGAAGGGAGTAGGAATTTCCCCATGCATTTCTATCTTGGTTATATATCCCGGAGATATATCAAGTCCCAATTTCTGAATGAATTCTTTGATAGTCCAAATATTTCTTTGGGTACGAAATTCTCTAATCAATTTTCCTAACTTCATTAGTTCTCTTCGTTACCCATTTTTTCTGTCTTCTTTATGCATTTCTCTGAGCACACAAGCTTTATTAATTCATAACAAACTTTGCAATCATACACATCTTCTACTTCATCGTGGCCTGATTCGCTGTCATGTAATGCATAAATTAGCCTCCTAATTTTAGATGTCGATTTATATCTGTTTTCTCTCTCCAATTCTAAAATATCTTTATTAATATCTAAAAAAGTTTCATAACAAGAAGGACAAAGATTAACCTTTATTTCTCGACAATGTACATAATTGCAGTCTTGTTGCGTTGATATATTTCCGCTGCATTTATGACAGGTACTCCAACGAACAGCTCTTTCACGACGTCTCATTATTTATCCTTAAAATAAGTTCCATCATAAACAGACCATCTACCAATAATAATCCCCACTAATAATATCCCCACCCCAAAGCCAATGGTGAATAGTCGGTTATGTGGCTGCCATAATTGGGCTGAGTAAGATTTAAATTGATCGGTAAAGGTGTGGTTGGGCCATTCTAAATGGACGTAACAGGCGTGAACTTGGAGGGATATGGTGAGAAGTAGGCAGAGAAGAAGTAGTTTTGTCATGAGAGATTCTCATAGATATCCTCATCAGGACAAGGTGGTAAATCCATCCAATGGGTGATTTCGGAAATATTCAACGGTCCCCATGTTCCATCAGAATAAGGGACATCAATGATATCTTCATCATGATTAAACCATGACCACTCTTTATTTCCTCCGCATGTAATTCGAGCTGTTGTTACTAGCCAATTTCCATTGACATTAATTCCACCAACCAATACCCAGCCACATTCCGGAGGCAATTGTTCAGTTATTTTAATCCACTTCATTATTTTCCTTTAATCATTAGAAAAACAATAACTATAGCCAGCGGTATATAAAGCCAAATGACTCTATCAAAGTCAGTGAACCATTCAAGAATCTTTTTCATCGCATTCCTTTAATTTAATCCATCGTTTTTTATCAGGTGAATCCCACCAAAGAACATAGAAAATATACTTTTCAGGAAGTTTACAATGATCACATGAAGATTCTTTATGAATCCATAACAACTTATGGGGTAATCCTTCAATATCTTTTTCTTTCGGAGCCCGGTTAGAAATACAATTAGGTATATCAAACCTCAGTGATTTACTAGAATCGAACTGTCTTTCTTTTCTTGATTGGGTAAATGGCCACATTTTTAATCCTCATTGCTAAAATAATAAGACTTTAATCATTGCTTTGTTCATTGTCTTCCTTTCATTAATGAGGCCCCCTTGCGGAGGCCCCAGCAGTATTCACCTAGAAGGATTGGTGAAGTTCTTTCGTTTCCAATAAAAGTATAATCCCAGAAAGATCACCATTGACCCTATCCTTAGTATCCATCCCATATACGGATTGATATTGAACAATTTCTCCCAGAATCCATAGCGTGGTATTTGGTAATACCAAGTCAGGACAGGAATAGCAAAGAACCAAAACCATACCATAAAGAGTCTGAAGTAAGGATTACGGCCTTTATCATCACTAAACATGCCATACCATTTTTGCTTTTCACTCTCACTACTGAATAAAATGCTCAGTATGACAATAATGGAACAATACACGGTATTCTCGAGCTGATACAGAAATGCTTGATGATAGGTAATCATGGTCTACCTTAGGGAGTTGGCATAGCGAAGCCGGCCGCTTCAGCCATTGATGATGCCACACTTATAATCTCATGGGCAGCGTGAGCTTCAGCGAGCCCTATTGGGTGAATGATACAGTAAATACCATAGCCAATATGGCCAACAGCGTATACTGACCAACCAGCGATCTTACCAGTAACAGGCCCACCACCATGTCCACGAACATGTGCATTGAGCTTAAATTCCCCATTGCTGAGTTCTTTTGCTTCAAGGTAGCCATGCTTCATAAAGTTCAGAAGCTTGGCATTAGAGGCAAGTCTGATAGCGGGATCGACGTCGTGCTTATTCACCGGACAGAGTCGTTGATTATGCTCTACGGTAAAGAAACCCTCTTCATCATGGATAACCGCTACTTTGGCAACTTCGTTATTAGCCATGACTGCTTTAACAGCATTGAGTCTAACGACATCTTGAGAATCCATTGCAGATATTAATGTAGAAATTGAGAGTAATGTAAGTGCTAATATTCGTTTCATGTAAAATCCTAAATAAAAATACATTAGATGTTTAACTACTTGTTGTTGTTTCTTTTGCACTGCCTCCTTGGTATTCTTTAAATGAATACAGTTGTGTAATTGTGTTCAATGAATAAAAACTAATAACTCTTCACGTGCGTTTTTAGTGCATTATTCATAGAGAATCGAGAGTCTTAGTTTGAACCTACAACTAAGACTCTTTTTTATTATTTTCTTTTTCTTCCAACCAATCTTGTATCTTTACTGCTGTTTTAAATGAAATATCTTTTCTCTCATCAAGAAAGCCGATAAAGGTATTGTGATGAATACCAATCTCTTTTCCTGCCTTTAAGTAACCCATCTTGCTTACCTTTAAAAATTCCAATAACTCTTCTCTCAATTTCACGACATCTATAGTTTCCATACTATCCTTTATAAGATTTTTGACAATGATACTACTTATGATATATATAGTAAAGAAAGAAAAATAAAGAAGAGTAATCTGAGATGGAAACTATGAAGGGTAGATAATGGGAAAAACTTACATGTTCGAACGAGAAGATCTCGTTAATCTTCTTAAAAATATGAAAACCTACTTTCATCAAAGAGCACAGAAATTCCTCAAAGAAGAGGGTGGTACTTTAGAACAACTCACTTATAAGCGTTCAGATGAATGGATTAATGACTTTATCAATGATCAAATAGATAAGAAGGCAATTCGTATGGAAGACCTGCTTGATGAAGCTGATGAGATCTTTAAACATACCCACGGAAAGACAACAATGGAATTAGCTAAAGATAGAAAAAAGAATATCAATTAAGGACGAACCAAACTCATATTAAGAGTAATAGTTATGATTAAAATGCCTAATTTTAAATTGATGATTAAACAAGTAAACGATGATATTAAAATGCTGAAGCTTAAACAGAAAAAGATTAAGCGTATTCAGCATAGATTTATTACCATTGCTAAAACCTTAAAAGAGATTGAGGAGATTGATAAGAATACTAAGCTTTCATTCAATGATAGTTTAGAGGTCTCTAGCTATGATCTTTAAATTCAGGGAGATAGTTAATGATTCTACGAAACAAAGGGAGTGATTTAATGGATTTGCCTTCTCTCATAAAGCAATTGGAAGAAATTATAAAATCGAAGAAAGAAGATTTTATACGGCAAGAAAAAGATCTTAAAACATCACAGGCTGAGTTTAATAATCTCTTGCATCAAATGGAGAATATAATTCGATCATATAGCCCTCAAATGAATGAATCTATGGACACTATTCTGAGTAACAGTAACAAAGGTAAATAATGGAAGATCATGTACTCAAGCAATTACAAGATAAATTCGAACAGATATTGATCAGGTTGAACGAGATTAGCCAAGCAAAGCCACTACCATTGCCACCGTCAAGATCGTCGGAACTGAAGGAACTATTCGCAGCGTTAGCTAAAGCTCAAGCAATCATGCCAACCGCTGGCCTTAATAGTGAGAATCCCTACTTTAAGAGTTCTTATTCTGATATGGCTGAGATTGTGAGAGTGAGTAGACCTGCACTATCGGTGAATGGTTTATCAGTTATTCAACAGATTATGCCTAATGAAGATGGGCAGAATATATTGCATACCATACTTTGCCATACGAGTGGGCAATGGATTGAGACTCGCATGAGGATCTTGCCTGCTAAGCCTGATGTCCAATCACTGGCAAGCTATATCACTTACTTAAAGCGATATTCTTATGCTGCTTTGGTTGGGGTGGTATCAAAAGGTGAAGATGATGATGGTGAACGAGCGGTTGCTGAATCAAGAGACGTACTTGCTAAAGGGGTTGCTCTGAATACTAAATATAACCCTAAAGAACAGAGTTATGAGACGATAACTCCTGATGAACTGCGTGAAGTCGAGTATGAATTGGCTGAATATCCGGATATTTGCTCTCAAGTTTTGGATGGTTTGAAAATTCAATCGATCGCCGATATGCCACGATCGAAGTATAGAACTGCCCTAACTCGCATAAGAGAAATTAAAAATTCTCGCAACGGTGTTGGTAAATAGATAAATATAAATGCCGTACCGGAGGAAGCCGATACGGCAAAGAAAAGGACGCATAGAAGGAATGCACCGTTAGGATTTTAGTTTGTCTTCGAGTTCTTTAACTCGATTGCTCAGTTTAATAAGTTCATTAAGAAGGATGGTCGGTAACTCATGGTAGCGAACTGATTCTGGCTGATCATTATGATATACGACTAGTTCTGGGAATATTTGATCTACTTCTTCTGCAATCAATCCATATTGCACATGTGCACGTTCATCTTTCTTATAATTAAAGATCACAGGCCTCAATTTCATCAATCGATTGCTATAACTATCCATGTCTTGAACATTTTCTTTATAGCGTAGCGATGATGATACAGTACCAAGTTGACCAGTTGAAACCGATATAAGAACTGCTACAGCATCGTTCACGGTAGTAGTAACCCCAGCAATACCTGCAATAAATGTTTTATTAAGTTGTTGGGTTCCTGTCCCCGTGGTAGCACCAATACGGCAGGTATTATTATCACCCATTACGCCAATATTATTAATAAAGATATTACTGCTCTCTGCACCAGTGCAATTATGACCAGATTCATATCCCAAAGAGGCATTATAATCTCCTGTTATCAACTGATCCATGCTATGCCATCCAATACAGGAATTGGAATCTCCATTAGTAAGAGTAGTGAGACATGCATTCCCTATGGCCATATTGCCATCACCTGAAGTAAGAGCTGCAAGAGCAATAGCCCCAAAAGCAGAATTTCCGCCCCCATCAGTTAATAAAGAAAGAGTAGACGATCCTAAGCAAACATTATCATTTGCAGTTCCAATTACTTGTGAAGCGTTGGCACCGGAGTTGAACCCTATGAAGATATTATCGTATCCTTCAGCAGCATTACCTATTCTGATAACGCCTAATTCCGTAGCAACTCCAGGAACACCATTACCTATAATAACATTGCTATATTCAGAAGTTGTATAGGCACTTCCTGCGCCAGTTCCTATGATTACATTATTTGCTCCCGTTAGACTTGCAGCCAGAGCACCTTCTCCTACTACTACGTTAGAAGCAGCAGTAGTAAATGCCGCACCTGAAGCTTTTCCAAGAATGGTATTATTAGTGCCGGTAAGAGAAGCATTTCCTGAACCTTTACCGATAATAGTATTGCCTAAAGAATCGGTGACATTAAGAAGGACTACATTGGTAGCGCCCGTAAATTCTACCGATGATCCACTGTTCTGTGTGGATACGCCTGCCTTAATATCAAGTACATGCGCAACTGGAGTTGCAGTTCCAGAATCGGTAACAAATGAATCGGAGACAGCCGCTGCTGCTTCGAGATTAAGACTATTAGCTCCAGGAGTGAAAGTAATAGTTCCTCCTGTTGATGTCAAAGATGCCCATGCTGCGTTAGCTCCACCACCGATCAAGAGTTGCCCATTAGTCCCATTGGTTAGGTTAATAGTAGCCGTATTTGGGCCCACTGTTCCTGTGGTATGAAGTACTCCGGATCCCGAAAGTTGTATCACTCCACCTGTTGGAGTTACCACATGGCTATCTTGAGTCTCCAATGAAGTGACAAGACCTGTCCCGACTGCTGAAAAGGTAATAGTGTGAGTAGCTGGATTTCCCACAGCATTAATGGTAGTTCCGTCCCCGACTACATTAATATTAAATGAGCCATCAGGACTTATTGGACCACCACTATTACCGGTCAATGTTTCAGTATTCCCTGTACCTGATGAAATTTTAATCCATGTGGCAATACCACTTGCTAAACTTGCTAAATACCACAGTGCATTAGTGTTGGTATTAAGCCAAAAGGTTCCCAAGGCAAAGTTCTGGGAATCGTTTGCTGTAGGGTCACTAGTATTAGTAACAAATTCAGAAGGCTGGTAGGCATTTTCTCCTAAGTAGGAAAGAGGATTCAGTCCATTAAGCCGCTGATTAATTTTATTAAATGCCATTACTTTTCCTTCTTTGAGGGAAATGGATTAAGTTCTGCTAATATCTTCTTAGCTTCCCGTTCAGCAATACTTTTAACTTCTGCTTCAATAACTTTGATGATATAAGCCTCAAGAGCTTTCTCTACTGCTGATTCAGGATGACGGATATCTTCATATACGGTTTCGACTTCAGTCATCAGCTTTTTATATTCTTCTACAAAAGCAGAACGTTCTTTGTCTTTGTCAAAGGTTGGCAATGGTGGTTGGGCTGCTAAGACTGAAAGAGGAAATAATAAAAACATTCGTTTCATGATTGTTCCTAACAAATCAAATTTCCGCCAAACCAAGTATTAGCTTGAGCGCCTTGTAGATTATTTGTATTCGATACTTCCCCAAAAGTATCAAGGACAAAAGTAACGGTTGTCCCAGAAGTTAAATTTATAATAAAGCTTCCTGATAAACCAAAATTATTATTTGAAGCATTTCTATCTTGTCTGGTTGAGTAAGAAGATCCGGTAGAAGGAATAAGTTGCATTTGACACTCTGAAGCGATAGTACAATTCAATACTAAAACTGCAAAATAGAAATTATATATACCGGTAACAGGGGCAGTAAATACACCACTTGTTGAGAAGTTGCTGTCATTATCAAATACTTTGGTTAAAGCTTGTGTTGATCCAATAGTGTAGGGGGTACCAGTTCCAGAAAATCCACTAACAGTGGTTCCTAAATAATATAAGAATGCCGGCTGACTTGTATTAGTCATGAGGCCACCAGAACTTATTTGTGGCCCAGCATAATTGACTAATCTAGTACCGTTATAGGTAACAATGCCATTTGATTGGGTAAACGATGTTGCGTTAGTACCCCCATTGGCAATTACAAGGGTGCCACCCAGAGTATCCGTTGTTCCAGAGCCCCCAAAAGTTAATCCTGTGGTGCCTCCCGTTATCGTCACTGTAGAACCAGTTACTGAACCCGTATCACCATTGATGGTAGTTATGCCGCCGGCAGCAGCTGCTGCCCAAGAAGCAATTCCCGATGTCGTAGCGGTTAACACTTGTCCGGTTGTTCCATTAGTAAGCCAAGAGGGAACGCCGGCAGAAGAACTTATAAGAACGCCATAGTTTCCGGCGGTGACTCCGCCAACGACGTTATTAGATGAGGAGTAGAGCAGTTGGTTAATAGTTGTTGTGGCAGGATAGGTAGCCGTACTATAAGCAGGATTGGCCGCATTGCCCCCTGATTGCAATACTTGAAGAGCAGTTCCAGGCCCGACTGAACTGATTAAATTTGATGCGGCACCTACAAGAACATCGTATTGAGTTACTGCGCTTGCAGTAAATGGGCCAGTTCCATTATTAGCAGTAACAACGCCTGTTAGATTAGTCGCGCCGGTTCCACCGTTAGCTACGGCTAAAGTTCCTGAGAGTGTTTCAGTAGATCCAGCGCCACCAAATGAAAGTCCTGTTGTGCCGCCGGTAAAGGTGAATGCCGCACCTGTAAGTGCACCACCAGAATCTCCGGTTATGGATATAGAAGAAGCTGCTGGTGATTGAAAAGTTGGGGCTGATCCGGTAACGCCTGTTAATACTTGACCTGTCGTTCCTGCGGCGGTGGCAGTTATAGGACTGGTGGTATTGCCTAACAAAACACCATGAGATGTAAGGGTAGTAGCTCCCGTACCGCCGTTTCCGACTACTAGAGTTCCTGTTAATGTTTCGGTACTTCCACTACCTGCGAAGGTAAGACCTGTAGAAGCTCCCGTAAAAGTAAATGCTGCACCTGTAAGTGCGCCACCCGAATCGCCAGTAATGCTTATGCTGGATGCTGCAGGATTTTCCCATGAAGGAGTACCGGCAGTAGTAGCCGTTAATAATTGCCCCGTTGTTCCGTTAGCAAGCCATGAAGGCACGCCGGTAGAAGAACTTATAAGAACTCCATAGTTTCCCGCGGTGACCCCACCAACAACATTATTGGCAGAAGAATACAGAAGTTGATCAATGGTAGTTGTTGCTGGCCACGTAGCCGTACTCCAAGCAGGAGTAGTGCTTGCGCCAGATTGTAACATTTGGCGAGCGGTGGCAGTACCAGCAAGAATAGCTCCTGCTGTTGCCGTTGAATAGAAGATGCCACCGTTGTTTGCTGTGAGAGAGGCAGAAGTGCCCCCGTTCGCTAATAATAAAGTCCCGCCTAATGTGAAGATATCCGCAGCTCCGGCAAAGGACAGACCAATACCAGAAGCAGTAAAGGTAAATGCATTTCCAACTTGTGCACCACCGCTATCTCCGGTAATTGAAATACTTGAACCAGGCAATCCCTGAAAACTTGGATTGGATGAAATGCCATTACTGGTTAATACGAATCCCGCAGTAGAAGGCGAGACGTTAGCAAGAGTATTACTAGCTCCTCCAACTTGAACATCATATTGCGTAATCCCGTGAAGGGTAATCGTTTCTGTATTAGTTCCTGCATTACCGGTTACATAGGTTGTTGTACCATCCCCAACAACATTAATATTACCTAACGCGCTAGGCCCAACAATAGTACCATCATTGCCCGTGAGGGTTTCTACATAGGTTCCTGGTGGTATAGGAGTTGAGTTATTATAAATCCCACTTTGGCTCATTTTAGCCCCCTTGACCGTAAAATACTGTGAGATACACGGACCCTAAACTAGGAGCAGCGCCTTCTCTAACATAGACTCGTGTTCCTTCAGCAATATTGAGTGAACCACCTGATATTGATTTGTTAGTAGTAACATCAAGCAGAATAAAGGCATCCGGAGGTAGTGTTATATGATCGACAATGCCATCGAAGGAAAAGAACATTTGTGTGTCGGTAAGATTTTGAAGCATAAATATTCGTACAGGATTAGATATCGCTGTTCCGATACCGGCATAAGTACCAGAAATGCTCCCAAAGGCTAATGATCGCAAAGGTTCTGGGTAAAGTCTTACTGCTAGGTTACTCAATGTTGCTCCTTTAAGAATATCGTTGGTAATAAGCTGAAAGATTAATTACTCCAGTACCACTTGAGCCCGACTTAACATAGACAATAGTTCCCTGAGGCCATTGGCCGCCATGACTCTGCTGAATTGCATTAGTAGGCCCATAGATATCATAAAAAGTACCGGCAAGCATATATTCATGATCATTGGTCCCATCATAACTGATAAGAACTGATTGATTTGAATCATTAACTAGTCGTATCAGGTAACAAGGGTTTGATAGTCCTGATGGATTGATGGGCTGATAGGAAGCGGTAAGGGTACTCGCTGGAAACTGGCTAAGAACAACTGCTTTAATTTGTAACAATGCCATGATTACTCACTTTCTGGTGCTGGTTGGTCAACTGGTTGGGTTGCTTCTGGCTCTGGTGGTTTTTGGGATAACCGTTTCATTTCAAGAAGGGTTGCTTTAAATCCATCAACAACTTGTTCTGCTTCTTCCCATGGCGTTCCCATAGCAATAAGCAATTGATGCTTTCTAGCTTCATTCACTATTTCTAAGTTTACGGTCGCATATTGATTTACATTCATAATCGTCCTTTTAGTTATAAGGGGCTGTTCTTTGGCAGCCCCTGGTTATTATTCGTGATTAAGCATTAGCCGCAATGTAAGTCCATGTAGACGCAGCAGTTGCTATATAAAGCCGTGTAGTTGCAGAGGCAGCGGTTGTATTGATATACATGTCTCCAACGTTGACAGCGAGTCCTGCTGCAGGAGCTCCTGCACCAGACATGATATTTACTGGCCCTGGAAGAGAAACATAGGTTGCTGCTGTTGAAAGAACTAAGTTACCGTTTGTTAATGTGGCATTGCCAAGAGTTACCGTTAATCCCGTTCCGGCAGTAACAGTCGTTCCTGCTGAAAGAGAAGTAGTTGTTCCTAAAGAACCGGTAACAGCGGTATTACCAGTCGCATTTCCAAGATTAAGCGCACCAGTACCACCCGTATTAATGGTAGTAACGCCAGCTCCCGATACGTTGATACCGGTAGTACCAGTCAGAGAAATAGGGCCAGGAGTTACAGTAAGAGAAGAAAAGACTCCTGAACTGCCACTTGATTCAAGAAGATTCCAAGTAGCAACATTGGCCACTACGGATACCAACATATAGGCAACATTAGAAGCGGGAACTAACCACACTTGACCAAATAGATACCCTATATCAGAGGAAGTAGGTACCCTCTTGGCCACAATAGGAGCTGGGAAAACATTAGGCAGGGCATCTGAAAGCCCATAAGCGACGACACGACGAGGGGTTACCATTGAGGACTCCTTAAAGTACTGTTTGTAGATTCAGACCCATCGTAGAACACATCAATAACCGATAGCAAGTAATAGTTGACAATCACAAGAATTCTAGTAATCTAGTAATATAAGTAAGAAGGAAACAATGAAAGTTACTATGACGGATGAGATGAAGAAACGGCCTAAACAATTAGCAATTGAGATTCCTGATAACTGGCATAAAGAGATCAAGCAACGGGCGCTTGATTACAACATGAGCATCAAAGATTGGGTCTTGGATGCGATTATACAAAAAGTTAAGAAAGAGAAAGAACGTGAATAAACAACAAGCACAAGAATTCATACGAAATATTAACAAAAACATGAATGGATTCATTAATCTTTATAATGCATCAAGTGATAAAGTAAATGATGCTATAAAAAATAATGCTTCTAAAGAGGTTATTACTCATTTGCTCTCTGAATGGATGGATTATGCATATTTAATGAATCATTTTCATCAATGGTTTATTGAAATGGGAAAACGGTCTTTCCATGAAAGAGAAATTATAGATGATCAATTTAAATATTTTGATTCACATGCCGATCAAGAGTTATTAGAAAAATTATTGGGAAAATGTAAATGCGAAGGCACTGAATGTTATCACTGACATTATGATAAATACGAATACATCTAGAGGAACATCAAATGGAGGAAAAAATGATTACTTTTGAAAGCAAATATAAACAACGCGACAGCCACTGGGTAACTATTGCCGCTCAGTTATGGGAAGTCAAAAAAGACCTTAAAAAACAGATTGAGCAGGAAGAAAACCTACTCGTCTTACTAAGAGAGGCATCCTTTAATGAACCTTCGTGTGGTGGCGATTTTAAGTTCGATGCCATACTACGAAAAGGCAATATAGACTACACCAGTATTCCTGCGTTAAAGTTCATGGATTTTGAACCGTTTAGAAAACCTGGTTATGTAGCCTGGAAGTTGAATAAGACATGAATTTACATAAAGAATGCAAAGTAAGAAATTGGCTTAGTAAAGAGAAATGTAAGCATTCATTGCATAAATGGATGGCTGCAACTCTTTTATTCATGGCACCATTAATTTTTATAATAATAGTTGCTTATGAATATATGCAAGATACTGCTAACTAACAGTTTCGAATTCTTTTGCTAATTTATCAATCTTATCCTTAGATCGTTCTTCTATCTGAAAAGCTAAATCTATTGGCCTTCTATTGCCATTTTCTTTCAGAATCTTCTTAAGTTCATTATATTTCACTTTAGAAATATCGTTAGTTATGCGCATATTTTTTATAATCTGAAGTTTGCCATGATCGGTATTAGCTAAAGTAGGTATCTGGGCTAGAAAAGCGTTTAAATCTGCGTCAGTAATTCTTGATCCAAACAATGCCTTAGCGCCTTTTATGAATTCAGATGATAGCTTTTCAAATTCTTCAGCATCAGGAGATGTTTGCCTTTGGGCATATCTTAACATATTTGCTATGGGGCTTATTAAACTTCCACCAACTCCTCCTATAATTCCACCGGCAATCGCTCCAACGGGACCACCAATTGCTGCACCAAGTACGCCACCAATTCCTGCACCTTCTATAGCATGTCCTTTTTCATCAAGCTTCTTAAAAAGACTATAAAAAGAAGCGTTAGGCAAACTTCCCTTCTTAACTAAATTCTCCATCTTGTTAATACGAGAATCGGAGAAATCAGCAAAGTCCTTATCATTAGTAAGCTTATCTACTATTGGTTGTGTTTCTTTGCGGAGTGCTATTTGTTCTTTGGCAGATTCTGCTTTAGTTGGTTGACTTAAGACCTCTCCAAGGCTCTTCCGCTTCTGATGTTCAGCTATCCGTCCTTCTTTCACCTGTAGTTGTTCGGGAGTCAATTGTTGCTGAGGATTTGATCCCGCTTTTTGCATTATTTCAGCAACAGGTTGTTCCTGAGAAGGAGAAAGGCCTACCTTGCTTAAGGATGGAGATCCTAATAAATCCAAAAGTGCTTTATGGGAAAAATCGGGTGCCTGCATTTTTTGTTGAGGCTGTTGCTGTAAAGGAGCCATACTCTGTTCTAACTGAGAACCTTCTTGTGCTTGCTCTTGCTGCATACCTCCTTTTTCAAGAAAGGCTTTTATAATTGGCCCTGAAGTCTTTTCAGGAAGACCTGCAAGAAAAGCCGACTCTTTATCATTAAAGTAGCCTGAATCTTTAAAAGCTTTTGTTTTTTCAGAAAGAGCATGTCTATCTTGAATTTGTTTCAGACGTGACGCGGCCAATGCCTCTAAGCCTTTGCTTAATCCAGTACCAAGAGCTGCACCAATATTACCGCCAGGATTTGTTTCTTGTATTATTTGTACCATGTTACTGTCCTCCTCTTCCTTGTTGAAGTAATTGTATGAACTGTTTAACTTGAGGGTTCTGCATTAGGGCTTCCCATCCTGATGAAATCCCGCCACCAAGCACTGAAAGTCCCGAACTTATAGGACTTGCTAATGCTTGTCCTGCTCCTTGAGCTAATCCAATGCCCGCATTTTCTAGAAATCCTGGTTGGCGTTGGAAATAAGCATTTTCAGTTTGTGGTGTAAGACCCAATTGAGTTTGTTGTAGCCCATACTGTGATCTCAATGAAGCAAGTTGTGATTCTAAATCAGCTCCTGCGGATCCCAATGCTCCCGTAAATTCAGATGAACCGCGATTGGAATTATTTGCCCCACCAAAGGAAGTAAATCTCTCGGCTATAGACGGTATGGTCTGGGTGTTAAACTGTCTTCTTGCTCTATCCTCTTGCCCTTGGGGCCCTGCATTCATCATGCCTTGGCCCAATAGTTGGCTAAATGCTGATTGTTGTTGAGGATTAAACCTCTGGAACTGATGTTCTCTACCTTCACTGCCGAAGAAGAAATTTGATGCGCTGTTTGCCATTTTTATTCCTTAACTCTGTAAGTAATAGAGTACCAGATAAGATTTGTTAAACGTTATTCCACTGTTATTAGTTATCACTACTTGCGTAGCATTAACTTTAATTTCAATATTAGTTAATCCTGCTGCGCTAGGCCAAGGCAACGGATAGTAATTATTGCCTACCGTATCATTAGCCATTCCCCTAAAAGCCGTAAAAGTGGTATTGGGCGTTACAGTAATGCCGTGATTAAAGGTCGCTAAGCTAGTTAAATAGAAAGTCTTTTGCATTTCCTGTCTCTCTTCTGGGGCTGCTGCTGTTGAAGAGTTATTGAGTGGGTTGGGGAACCAGGTATTGCTATCAACGGTTTCCATGAGGGGAAACTGGCCGGTGGTTTTTACATTGATAACTTGAGCCATGATATTAAGATTCTGATACATACGAACAAGGAGTTCTTTCAACTGCGGGGAAATGTTCTCTACTGCATAAACATTTGAGACATCCCATACCTGCGTAGTATTAAGAAATGCACCATATTCACTCGACGTTGCCATTACTGCATCCTTCCTGATCTCATTGTGTAGATAGTCATAGCGTCTAATTCAAAATCACTCCAAGCAATCTGCATATTAGAAATCTGAGGTGGCGTGAAATAAAGCACCAACTGTATGCAGGTTCCCGATGATTGGAAGTAGACCGGATGATTTAATCGTTCTTGTTCAACTTCAAGAGGATAGAGAAGAGGATTATAGGCGTTAGTCTCTAATACTCCCGTACCCATGATAGTCTGCGTAGCCTTACCTTGCGTTATCATTGATACTTCAGTTGCTGAAGGATAATAATCAACGGTTATTTGTCCTGCTGGCGTTCTTTCTACGGCAAAATCTACTCTGGCCAGATAGACATTAGAATCATCTTTGTCATAGGGATTAAATTGCTTTGTGTAGATCTGTATGTTCGATACTCGCGCCAATGTTCCACCACCAAGATAAGCTCCGGTAATAAAAGGCGCATAAAGGGTAATATTATTAGCATCGGCGACATTATAGACTTCAAAAATGGTATTAGCGGGGACAACAATCCCAACAGCGTTTTCAATAGCAACATAATCC